CACGAGACCATGTAGTTATTTCAGATTGTCGTTTCCCCAACGAAATACAGGCCATAAAAAATGCAGGTGGCAAGATCTATTGGGTGCAACGTGGTGATCTACCAGAATGGTATGATGATGCTGTGTTGGCCAATAGTGGCAGCAATATGGGATTAAACAACATGAAGATGAAAAAAATTCATGCTAGCGAGTGGGCATGGATCGGCTGTGAATTTGACGCGATTCTCGACAACAATGGATCTATAGACGAACTATACAATAGATCAGAAGGCCTAGTAATCGGCAACAAGATCGCCTTGCCGCCAGATAATGCCGTCTTTGCTTAATACACTAATGCAATTAGCGCATACTGTTTTTAGATTGCTATGACGGCAGTTATCTAAATCAGCATCAACATGGAACACTCTAAAAACTTCTGCATGTATTGATTTGAATCCGCATTTATCGCATTGGTTCTTAATCTTGTATCCAGCCCTAGACCATCGAGGGATTCCGTGATACATACCGTTAGCCAAGCAGATTTCACAACAAGATCGGTAATAGATTTTTCCGTTTTTCTTATAGTTTACTGCTCTGGGGCGTTGTCCGCACTTACAAAGTGGTCTCATATTTTTATTTAAGCCTTTTCTTCCCCTTTTTGTAGCGGTATAACAAGCCAATTTTAGTTGTAGCCGCTAAATACATTGAGCAAACTATTACCAGGAGAAAATGGGATGGCACTAATATCACCAGGCGTACAAGTTACGGTAATCGACGAGAGTTTTTATACACCAGCAGAACCTGGTACAACTCCTCTTATCGTTATAGCTACCGCAGAAAGTAAATCTAATGCAGCAGGCACAGGCACTGCTGCTGGCACCACGCAGGCAAATGCTGGCAAGGTATTTAAAATTACCAGCCAAAGAGAATTGGTCGACACATATGGTGTACCGTTCTTTGAAAAGACAGCTTCTTCAAGCCCTATACATGGTGGCGAAAGAAACGAATACGGACTACTAGCAGCATACAGCTTTTTAGGCGTTTCAAATTCTGCATTTATAGTACGTGCAGATGTTGACCTTGATGAACTGCAAGGTCAAACTTCCGCTCCCGGAGCAGAACCAGTTGACGGACAGTGGTGGTTTGATACTAGAGCAACATCATATGGTATTCAAGAATGGAATTCAGCTGCTGCAACGACCACAGGCGGTCAAAAGTTTGCACTGAAAATTCCTCTAGTACTCACTGATGATGACAGTGCAAAAATAAATTCAGGCACAAATGCTCCAAAGGATTCTGTAGGCGCTGTTGGCGACTATGCTGTAGTGGCACAGACCATAGGCGACACAGGTGACGCAGGATTTAGCCTTGCTAAAGAAGCAATTAAAATTTATTACAAACGCAATCAAGCTCTGCTAGGTGGCGATCATTGGGTAGAAGTTGGCAGCCAAGATTGGGCAGGAAGTCATCCCACAGTGTCGGGATCCAGCACAGTGACCACAGTCACAGCAAGCAATACTTTTTCCATCAATGGCACACTGTTGACAATGCCTGGTGGTGCTTCGCTCTCAGCCTTTGTGAGCTATTTTAACGGTGGAGTCGGCGGCCTGGTCACTGGCGTAAGAGCAGTGGAACTGAACAGCAGATTGTATTTGTACACAGATGGCGCTACTGAAACAGATGGCGACTCTGCTCTAGCAAACGCTATCACTATTACTGGCGGCGGTACAAATTCTGTCATAGCACTTGGACAGTTGGGTATTAGCACTGGTGTGTTTTACGGACCAGCAATACAACAGACACCGCACACTAGTGTACCAGAGTGGAAATCAACAAACACTAAACCACGTCCAACAGGCAGTGTGTGGATCAAGACCACTGAACCCAACTTTGGAGCAAGATACATTGTCAAACAATGGAATTCAGCTACCAAGACTTGGGTAACATATTCTGCTCCTGTCTATTCAAGCACACACGCTGCCTTGTATTATCTAGATCGCAGTGGTGGCGGACAAGGTATCGCAACAGAGAATTTGTTTGTTCAAAGCAACAGCGATGAAAACAGCAATTATGACACGTCACCAGAAACTGCGTCATTTAGAATTTTCAAAAGAGCAACCACAGGCAACACCGTGGTGACATCCAATGCTGTGATCGCTGGCACATTTGGTGTAGGAGTAAACACATTCACATTCAAAGCATCCAGCAAAGGTAATTTGACATTGGATACTGCTACCTCAGTGAGCTTTACTGCTCTAGGCACAGTAGGCGATGCAGAATTAATGGCCACAGCAATAAATTCTGTAGGCAGCACCACTGTTGAAGCTTCTGTGACCGCAGACAATGAAGTGCAAATTATTCACAAAGAAGGCGGTGACATACGTTTCACAAATGGCGCAGGTGCACCAATAACTGATATATTCACTGCCTATAACATCGACACAGGTAATGGCACACAGAATCTATACACACCAGGCTCCGGTGCTGCAGAAACTTTTGTTGCAACGAATTGGATTCCGTTGGCCGCAGACGATTTTGCTGCGTCAGCCACTGCTCCGTTGGCCGAAGCACAAGACGGACAACTATGGTACACTCCAGTATTTGATGAAATAGATATCATGGTACACAACGGTGATATCTGGGTTGGATATAAACACGGAGCCACCGCCGCAGTAGGAAACAGCCCATACTTCGCAACAGCAGCAGCTGACAAGACAGATCCAAACGGTCCAATTGTGGCTGCCAGCGAGCCAACAGTTCAAAGTGACGGAACACCACTTAAAAATGGTGACTTGTGGATCAGCACAGCCGATCTAGAAAACTTCCCAACTATCTATCGTTATGATGGATTGGCCTTAGAATTTGTACTGGTTGACAAAACTGATCAGACCACAGAAGACGGTATCTTGTTTGCAGATGCTCGATACGGATCAAGTGGCGCTTCAGGCAACACAGCAGCCACTATCAAAGATCTGTTGTTAAGCAACTTTGTAGATTTTGACTGTCCAGATCCAAGCCTATATCCAAAAGGCATGTTGCTGTGGAACTTGCGTAGAAGTGGCGGCAATGTCAAAAGATACAACAACAACTACATTGACACAGCAGCCAACAACGTGCGTTACGAAGCTTTGTATAATGATGCCGGAGCAGGTCCAGTTACTGGTGATGGTCAAAGCGCCTACGCCACAGATCGTTGGGTTACAGCGTCACCAAACAATGAAGACGGTTCAGGCAGCTTTGGTCGCAAAGCACAACGCAGTCTAGTTGTGCAAAAACTCAAATCTGCAATTGACACTAGTTCAGAAGCTAGAGATGAAGAACGTAGAAACTTCAATCTAATTGCTTGCCCAGGATATCCAGAAGCCTACAGCAATTTGATCAACTTGAACCTAGATCGTGGAGTCACAGCATTTGTAGTGGCTGACACTCCACTGCGTTTGCCGGCAGATGCAACCAGCCTCACAGCTTGGGGCACCAATGCCAATGGCGCACTAGACAACAATGATACAGGCATTGTCAGCTACGACGAATACTCAGCTGTGTATTATCCCAATGGATTTACCACTGACTTAGGCGGTGCTAACGCAGTTGTTCCAGCATCACACATGATGTTGCGTACAATTGCTCTAAGCGATCAAGTTAGTTATCCATGGTTTGCACCAGCAGGCACACGCCGCGGCGGAATTACTAATGCTACAGCAGTGGGATACATTGATGCAGACACAGGAGAATTCCAGTCAGTGGCGCTGAACGAAGGTCAACGTGACACACTGTATGATCTAAAAGTTAACCCGATTCCATTCTTTGTTGGTGTTGGACTTGTGGCCTACGGTCAGAAGACTCGCGCAAGAAACGCAAGTGCATTGGATCGTATCAATGTATCACGTCTTGTAGTTTATCTACGCAGTCAACTAAACAAACTTGCTCGCCCTTATATCTTTGAACCCAATGACAAGGTTACCAGAGATGAAATCAAAGGGGCTGTTGAGAGTCTGTTGATCGAGTTGGTAGGCTTACGAGCACTGTATGATTTTGCCGTGGTCTGCGATGAATCAAACAATACACCAAGTAGAATTGATCGCAATGAGTTGTATGTTGACATAGCGATTGAGCCAGTCAAAGCGATTGAATTTATCTATATTCCATTGCGTATCAAGAACACAGGAGAAATTTAAAAATGGCACTAACATCTCTAAATAGAATTTCGGTTCCTACTTCAGGAGCCAACAGCGGCACAGCTTTGCTGATGCCAAAACTAAAATATCGCTTTCGGGTGATATTGATAGGATTTGGTGTTGAGGCCAGTACTGAACTAACAAAACAGGTTAGTGATGTAACTAGACCAACTGTAACATTTGAAGAAATGACTATTGAAGTCTATAATTCAAAAGTCAAACTAGCCGGTAAACCAAGTTGGGGCGATATTACGTTAAATCTACGTGATGACGCCAACGGACAAGTTCAGAAAATTGTTGGTCAACAAGTACAGAAACAGTTTGACTTCATGGAACAGGCCAGTGCTCGTTCAGGTATTGATTACAAATTTACCATGCAGATTGAGATGTTAGATGGCGGCAATGGTAGTTTTGAACCAAACGTCCTTGAAAAATGGGAAACATATGGTTGCTATGTGTCAGAAGTCAACTATGGTGAAGCCAACTATGGCTCCAATGAACCAATGACAGTGGCTCTTACTATCAAGTATGATAATGCTGTGCAATTTGCAGGTGCTAACGGTACAGGCACAGCACGAGGTATCGGTGCAATTGTTGGAAGAACTTTAGGAACAACTATAACAGGCCGCTAATAGGTCTTACTATTAAAAACCCGGATTACGATCCGGGTTTTTTTGTGACTAAATAATTATATGGCAAATGTATTCACTCGATTTTTAAAAGGTGTAGGAGAAGGTCTACTCACACCCAAAGGTGGCCTTGCGGATTTCCGTCATGCCAGTAGGTTGTTTGTTGAAAACGGCTATCGGCTCATGCCTCGTAGCAAGTTTATGTTTTATGTTAGATTTGAAATTGAAAAAAACATATTAACTTCGCCGGTATTCAATAACACTCATGCAGATGAAATTGGTTATCTTATCAAAAGCACCGACCTTCCCAAATACAAATTTGAAACAGTTACTAAAAATCAATATAATAGAAAGCACATAATCTATAAAAATTTCACCTATGAAGGCATAGGCATGAAATTTCATGACGATAGTGCAGGTGTAATCAATGCATTGTGGGCATTATACATGGGAACCTATGTGCAGGATCGATTCAATCCTGAAGCAGCATTTTCTAAAACCAACTTACAAGCCACCGGAACCACATTCGAAGGCTATAGATACGGTCTTGACAAGCAGGGAAAAAGCCAGGACTTTTTTAAGTCTATCACCATATACACCATGAGTCGTCGTAGATTTCTAGGTTATACATTGATCAATCCCAAAATCACAAGTTGGCAACACGGTGATGCTGGATATAGTGCAAATGAATTCAATGAAACCACAATGAATATAGAATACGAATCTGTGGTGTACAGTTCCGGAAATGTTGCAAGAAATACTCCCAAGGGATTTGCAAATTTATATTACGACAATGTACCAAGTCCGTTGACTGTGGCAGGTGGCGGCGTAGGAAACTTGTTAGGCGAAGGCGGAGTGCTAGACGGACTGGAAAGTATATTTGGAGATGTTGCTGGCGGATCAGCGTTTGGTAGCGTTGGCGGATTCCTTGGCACAGCCATTGCCGCAGTGAATACTGCAAAGAATATTGGAAAACTATCCAAGTCAAGCCTGCGAGCAGAAGCAATAGGTTTGTTGAGCAGCCCTGCTGCCATTGGAGGCATTATTAATACTGTAGGCGGAACCTTGGGATCAGTGTTTCCAAGAAACAACGGGGGCAACAGTGATACTCAAGCAACACAACGATCAATGATACCCGGGAGCGGAGTCTAATGTCAAATTTATCAACCCCGCTTCAACAAGATAGTGCCGCCGGCACAAAGTTATTTTTTGATCGATATGGCGAAAGACCCTTAGAGTTCGGAGCCAACGAAGTAGGAGCTGCCATTGCTTTTTTTCAAAGTCGTGGATTTGAAAACGATGCGGCCATAATCACAGCGCAGGTTTTACTGAATCAGGCCAAACTTGACGCCGTGCCAGTGTTCAAGATCATTGACACTCTCAAGAATTTCAATGGGGTTCAAATCAGTGCGCTGGTAGCAGAGATATTGAACAACAATAGAAATGCCACCAGTTCACTAGGTTATCGCACTGACCTAATAGAAAAGCAAAATCAAACTAGAAATATTTTCGCCTAATGCCAAAGTTTGCCCAAGGTCGGTTTGAAATGAAAAATGTCGACAAGTATGTAGGCAAAAAAACACCATTGGCTCGCAGTTCGTGGGAATTTATTTTCATGAAGATGCTGGACGAACATCCGGGTGTTGAAAAATGGGCCAGCGAAAGCATACAGATTCCCTACAGAGATCCGCTAACAGGCAAGTATACAATATATGTTCCTGATTTTTTTATCACCTATGTAGACAAAGACGGTAAGAAACATGCAGAGGTTGTGGAAGTCAAGCCAGCCAGCCAGACCTTTATAGAACAAGTGGGCAAGAGTCAATACAATCAACAGCAGTATGTTAAGAATATGGCCAAATGGGAAGCTGCGGCAGCTTGGTGCAAACAGCAAGGTGTCAAGTTCCGCATAGTCAACGAAAATGATATTTTCCATCAAGGTTCAAAACGCAGATAAGTAATGTATGACGAAAAAACTTGAAGAACTGTTTAATCTAGAAGACTCTAAGCCAGCCAAAGAACCAGTGGCTGTTGAACCAAAAATAGATCATACAGAAGTCCGTAGCCTAGACGACAGCTACAAAGCAGTGGCTGAAATCACTCGCAGTTTACCACAGGTAAAAGAGTTGGACGAACTTAATGATCACGAGCTGGATAATCTAGCATCAAAAGCTGAACAGGCCTATGACGATCTAATGGATCTAGGCATGAATGTAGAAGTTAGATATAGCAGTCGTATTTTTGAAGTAGCCAGTTCAATGTTAGGACACGCAATCACTGCTAAGTCTAACAAAATTGAGAAAAAGC